ATTTCATAATAGAAGCCGAAGCAGAACGAACGCCACTAGCAGATTTAGAAAGAGCAGCAGAGCTATACCAAGATCCCGAACCTGATCTTCCACCCCCACGAGATTACAGCAAAGAACCACTCATGCGAATAGATGGTTCACGCCTACGAGGTTTGGCGTTAATGATGTACCGTAACGGGCCAGTGGACTATTACAGGCAACACGGAGCAGGGCGAGGACGACACGGATTCTTAAACCGTTTCGCCCGAGCCATGTTTGAATCAGGGTTTGATCGAAGTGATGTCATGTCATGGACCAACGACCTAGATTCACAACTAGGTAAATGGTATTCCGAAGGCCCGAAATTCATGGGCCGTCGCGACGGCGACCGACAAATGGAACGGCTGGTAGACGATGCCCAAAAAAGAGCAACCAGACACGTATGAAATAGTCATAGAAGGACGACCCCGAACAAAGGGCCGTCCACGAATGACACGTAACGGACGTGCCTACACACCCAAAGAAACAGTCGAAGCAGAAAACCGAATCGTAGAAGCTGTAGGCGACGACTTCCCTGTGTTCGATGGGCCAGTCAAGCTGCGATTGTTCTTCAACAATGAAGAAACAATCGCACAAATAACACCCCTCCCCGACTGGGAGAAACCCAAACTCAGAGGCGACCTAGACAACTACGTCAAACTAGCTGCCGACGGGCTACAAAAAGCAGGCGTCATCTTAAATGACAGAGATGTAGTTTGGATAGAAGCAGAGAAAATATGAAATTTCAAGACCTGGATTTCTCTGAACGCCTCAACAAAATGGGTGACCTAGCCGAAGGCAAATTTGAAGAGGCAGCACCGTGGCCATACGCACGGTACGGCCTCAACAGACCACCATTCAGACTAGATAAAGTACCCACACAAATCTGTTACACACCCGACTACCTCACCGAAAAGTATTTAGTCGAAGTTCAAGGTTTCGGACGCAGCCAAGAAGTCCACATGAAACTAGACAAACTCAATTCATTGGCTTGGTGGCATGAACAAATGGAAGTTGTACTGTTCCTGTACGACTCTTTCTTTGAACGTCACACGTTCCTCAGATTTCATACAGTCAGAGACTTATGCCTTCAATCTAAAATAAAAGTTTTTCCAGAAGGTAAGGAATACTACGCCATCCCAGCAGACGTAGCATGGGTGTATGGTCAAGAAGGAATTTCCCTTTGATCCTCTTGATCTTTCATGGAAAGCACAAGGGAATCCGAAACAAAAACAAACTGAAATAGAAATCCTTCAAGAAGCAGAACCACACGCAGCCCTAGAAGAATCACAAGAAGAACGCATACAGCTACAAGAAGCTGTGCTGGACGCCTTCGATGAACTAGACGAGGAAGAGATCTGGTTACTAAACGCTCTGTTATTTGAACGCCTTAGCCTCAGACAAGTCGAACGACTAACTCAGCTACCCAAGACAACAGTGGCACGTAAACGTGACTACATCCTAAGAAAACTTAAACGGGCGTTAAATAAACACCAAATAGTTAGAGATCATTTAACTTTTCTACTCATCTATTTCATAGTCTGAATCATCCATCGCATCAGCAGACGCAAGGATCAGGCCACTGATAATTGCGAACACATGACTATGCAAAGGGCTGTTCTCAAAGTCGTTCATTAACGACTCAGCAGAGAACGCCATTGCATGTTCAAATGGCAACACAATCATCACAGCCAATGAGTCGTCATGCCACTTGGCATGACTCCCATCAGACACATCCAACATATGAGAAGTGTTCTTTATGTCAGTATAAATTTCTGAGGCAAGATAGCCGTACTCTTCGCTCCACTCATTCCAGTCGGCTTGCTCTTCCTCAGCCGACACGTCAGCCCACCAGCGAAGCTGAACGGGAATCCCCGACACGAGTCGCAGCAACAGCCTTACCAATAGCAATGACAGCAGCAACCGCACCAATTTTCAGCGAATCCGTCCAGTCAGGGCCAGGAATGGCCATAGCGCCTACAAAGCCTTGACAAAACGTGGCCAAACCACGCTCAAAGCAATCTCTTAAAAAATCAAAGTTAAACAAAATATCTCCTTAGACAGACCAAAGGTACCGCCACGTTACAGCGCCACAGACGCCATCCTTGCGAATAGGGAAATTGGCCTGGAATTCCCGTAACGCTTTTTGGGTGGCTCGACCGAAAATGCCGTCTACCACCAGTTGGGAGTTAATGCGTTCATTCAAACGTGCCTGCAAAGTAGCCACGTTCCTACCCCTAGACCCACGATGTAAAGGTTTACGACGGAAATCCACCCCCAAAGACTCCATCTCCTCCAACCGAACATCCCAATCAAGAGCAGTAGGCGTATCCGTCATCGGCATCCCAGAATGAATCCAGTCAGCTAAACCGTCACCAGGGCAATATGTGGTGCCGAAATCTCTATGACATTTGACCCACAAATGGTCGCCATACTCTTTCCGCATTGCCTCTACGACGGTAAGGATCGCCTCCTTCCCCTTTTCAGTTAGATCGTCACCCGAACCAATATAGGAAATGGAAGTCGTTTTAGAGTTCTGCCCTTTCGTAGCTGCACCTTGCTTCCAACCACGACCCTCAAAGATCTCGCCAGTCTCACCAGAAACCAACCAGTTGTAAGCGATGGAACGCCAGCCCCGAGTCTTAACGTGATACTTGTCATGCTGACGGATGCGATCCCAAGGGGATGTCGCAGAACCAGTCGTATGATGGACAATTACACCTATGGGGACACGGCGAAATTCGCTTAACCTCTTACCAGAGTCAATGGCCCCCCACTCGTCACGGGAAATGAACTGCATACCCATAGGGTAGTTCGTCCCTATAGGGTAGCTCCAGCCAAAGAACGCTCTTGTTTCATTTCATCACGCATCTCATAGAAGCGAGAATCAAGTTCTTTTTGCTGCTCCCATTTAGTGTTTGTGCGCAACCCAGCGCCAATCATAAACGAAATCCAAGTAGACACAGCACGCTTCTGGTAACGCTCCTCATCAGGTAGCAAACGGCGGAAATCACTTAACGTAGGCAACAACTGGGCCATAGCGTGAAGCTCATAATCTTTCATCGCCCACTCACCCTTGCTGTTCTTCTTAGCAACACCAGGCAAAGACAACAGATCCATCAAGAAAGGAACCTTCGCATAAGCACGAGGTACAACCTGGTACTTGCCATCAAAGTTGTAGCCCTTCCAAAGATTCTGTTTAGCTTTCCACTCAAACGGAGCTTTAATTAACGGAGTGATCTGCGTACCGAAAGAAGCCATCGCTGTCTGTATGCGGTCCATAGCGCTCTCTTCGGTAGTGAAACGCAATGACGGTTCAAGAAGCTCCATCGGAGCCTTGAACGGCATATCAGGAAGAATAAACATGTACTCCCCGTCATACTTCCACGGAGTTTGAATAGCTCCCTGCCGTTCCATCCACTGAGGAACAACTTTCGGACGCTCCTGTCCGTACTCCATCTCTTTCTTAAATGAATTGTATTTATTAAACACCGCTGGACGGCGAGCAAACATTTCCATCATCAACGGCATGTTCTTACGGGTCCAGGTATAGAACGGAACAACCTTCTTAACAATATTCCGTTCAAAGTCTGACAAATCGTCATAATCGAAATGGAACTTCATTATGTTGTCAAAAGCTTCGTCTGCGGAACCACCCTTATACAAAGCATCAAACCCAAGAGAACCACGCAAGAAAGTTTCGGTAGCCATACCAAAGTTCCTAGACAACCTCAAAGGCAAGTTCTCAGAAGAAGCAGGATTCATAGCGGTCAACAAATTGACCTTCTTCCCACCAATCTTCACAACCCCTGAGCCTGCTCCAGATTTCGCAGTATCAACAAACTCACTAGCAACCTGCGCACCAGCAGCACCCAACGAACCAGTCTCCGCTAACTCACGCACATAATCAACATGTTCAGCGCTTACATTGCTGGGGTTAATCCCACGGGCACGCATCGCCTTACGCATCTTGGAAGCCCTATCAGGCATCCCCAACCGCACAGCTTCTTCCTCTTGGAACTTCCAATACGCACGCATAAACCTGCGATACGACGACCAGTCCATCCCAGCCAGATGATTCATAAACACACCCGAGAAAAAGTTTCTACCGTGGAACCCAGGCTTTGCAATCATGTAAGCACGCAACAAGTTATGTAATTTGTCGTACTTACGAAGGAACCCTTTACCTCCCCCACGGGCAACAAACCTTTCAGCAGCAACCATGCTTTCAACAATGTTCGCTGGCCCCTGAGCTACAGCCCCAATAGGTTGCATCCCTGAAGCAAAGACACTATCTAGCACAGTTTCTCTATTGGCTATTCTGTGGATATCGCCACGCTGTTCAGCGGTAGAACTAATTAGGTCGAACCAGCCGTCTGCTCCATCTTCCATCTCGTCCAACGCCATCCGTATGCGTTGAGCGTCAGCTTCAATAAGAGTATTCGTAGCTAGCTTTAAGCTAATCAAATCATCATTAGGTATGTCATAAAGACTGACACCTTCACCGATACCTAATCGGTTAAGAGTGTCAACCGCAGCATTCACCTGAGCAGCATTAGCATCCAAGTGGCCTGTAATCGCACGAGTTGTTTCTGCTGCTGCCAATCTTTCATCAGCGGTTTCAGCCGCAGCCACAGTTCTTTCACGAGCAGCCCTAAAAGCAGCATCAGCTTGATCGAAGTCTCCTTTAGCTAAACCCAAGTCAGAAACAATTTGAGAACGCTGTCTCACAATCTCTTCTAATGCGTCACCTTCAGGTAAATCAGTTATTAGTTCATGCTTTAGAGGAAACGATTCCTGCACGTTCCGTGCTTGAGTTTCAATGAAATCAGTAGCGCCTACAAAGTCGGAAGTTATAACGTCATCAGGATCTACAGCAGAAGCTCCTGCAAAATCTGCGGTAAAACCACCTTTGTAATTAACAGCCAAAGGATCAGTAACTAAAAAGTTAGGCCACCATTTACCATCCGAAGATCTACCCGCATAGTTACCAACAACATCTGTAATCTGTTCAGTGTTCATCCAACCAACAGACGTATACCCATCTACAGATAACGATGTAGTGTACTTTTCAATAAAATCTAAGTACATACGTGCTGCTGTCGCAGCTTTACCTGAATCAGCAATAACCTGACTAGATATTTTTTTAGCTGTTGGCGTAATTGTTGAACCCGAAGGGGTATCTCTTCTAGGGAAGTTACTGCTGTTCTTATGAACCACATCATCGAAACGTCTTACAAACCCTGAAACGTATTGTTGGTTCTGACGCTTACTCCACGTAGCACCACCAATTAAATCTCCAGCTTTTACAGTAACAGTAGTTTCCGTAGCAAAAACATCAGGCGAAGCCTGAGGATCTATCTCAGCAAAATATTTAGCAGCATTTTCTAAAAATGTTTGGGGATTTTCTAACGCATCTAAACCGCCATGTTTTCGACTCATCACTATGGAAAAAGTCATCATATCTTCGGTCGATAAAGTCTTTAACTTCTGAGCAATATCAGAATACGCAGGCGTCACATTCGTAAGATCAAGTTGTCTTACCGCACCTATAAGTTCTAAAGGTTCAAAAAGATTAGTAACAAACTCATCTTGAACTACTTGAATGTAATTTGAATCATTAACAGAAGCCCGTAAAGCGCTTATAAACCCTTCCATAAACTCTGGATCAGAGTTCATTACCCGTCCAACCTGATCCAAAATCATAGAGTTACCAGAAGCAGTCCCAGAAAACACTTGAGACTCTGGAACGCTTGCTTGTCGAGGACTGTCCATCAAAGCATTCAAACGATTAGCAATCGAAGTCACTTTGTCTGGATCAGTTTCAACACCCATCTGAACAGCAAGCTCGGCAGCTAGATTCTGTTGCTTAGGGTCTAACCCATAAATCTTGACACTTTGACCACCCATAGGCACATCAAGTTCAAGTCTGTAAATATCTACCGCATCCCCATCAACAGAATATTTTATGTTCCCAGGCGTAGCGTTAAGCGCCCAATAATCCCCATAACCTGCTTGAAGATCCCCATAACCACCCCACAAGTTCTGGACACCACCACCAGTAGTGGCATGATTCAAACTCGTAACAGCATCAGGAACAACACCAGACGCAATCATGGCAGAAGTCACACCCGAATAAGCATCCTCAACAGCATCCTGAGAAAACCCACGAGCAGCCAACCCAGCCTTAGCTAATTCCTCAGAACCAGCTTCATGGAAATCCTTACTCATCATTTCGCTTAATTCCCGAGTACGAACCTCCAAGAAATCAGCAAAATAAGCTATGTCATCTTCATCCAACTGACCTGCATGACGACGAACAAAGTTTTCAAACCCACCATACCTAGCTCGCAACACCAGAATCTTGTCTAACTGTTGAGACAACGCACCCATATCATCAGCGAATTGGCCAACCATTTGAGCCGCATACGGGTTTGTATCGAAATCCGCCAACCCTTCAGCTTCACTTAAAACATCACGGTAACTCCACCCAGTTGCTTCCTTGGGTAAGCCCTGTGCCCTAAACCCAAACGACGCACCATTGTCGATACGAACCACCGAAGTCTCTTCTAAATGAAAAGGAGCTAAACCAATATTGTCAAACCCCGTACCAGCAGCATCCCAGTTAGCCAAAATAACATCAGCAGTAAAACCATCAGCAGCCATCTGCTGGAAAGGACGAGCAGTAACACCAGGAGGAACAATACCTTGTGTACCTAATCTTTGTAATCCAGTGTTCGGATCAGTCCACACCACCAACTCAGCAGGATCTAAACCCGTATCCATAACAGTTGTGAACTCATCAATCATCGGAGCGATATGCCACGAACTGCCATCTGCCCCAAAAGACATGTAAGAGTTAGGGGCACCAAGCCCTAACTCACGGTAAAAAGCATTAGCCAAAACTTCGCTAGCAGCACGACGAGGAGAAGCGATGACATCGCCATCCTCGTCATACATAGTCGAAGGTTGACCCATGAAATCTTCTTCTACAGCATTGTACTGTTTGGCGTAATAACGTCTGCCAGCCTCATCTTCATACACGCCACCAGGATTAGTTCCCGACGGTCCTTCAACCAGTCGCATCTCATCAATCCCAGGACGCACATGACGCAAATTAAACTGATGCGTAGCTTTAGCAGTTTCAATCGCATTCATACGTTGCTTCAACAACACATAATCAGCAACAGTTAAAGTCTGAGTCCGACCCATCTTGTCCGTGTAAGACAAATTAAGTGGTTGCCCACGAGCCGCTATCTCATCCCCCAACTCCTGTATGCGCCCACCTATCTTCTCCTCAATCTGTGCAATAAGGGAGCGATAATCAGACTCACTACTATTAGGTATACCGATGGTGGGAAAATCGTTGACCGCATAAAAGACACCTAACTCAGATTCCATACCATCGAACACGCCACTCGCAACCATCGAAGAACCCGTAGTAGGAACACCATCTTCAATAGCTCTATCAACACGAGCCACTAATTCAACCTGCGCATCCAAAGTATTCTCAGGAGTAGGCAGAAGAACATCTTCTCCCGTAGCTTCTTTATACCTATTAGCCACATTCAAAGCATCTTCAAGTTCTTGATTAATCCGATTACGCATGTAATCAATCTTGTTAATCGGATTATTAGCAGCGACCTCAAGGTTAATGAGATCTATGTCACGCTCAACACCCATCCACAAGCCATAACCCTGCGTATCGGCTTTATCTAAAATCCCATCCGCAAAACCAATAGCATCCTGCATCAAAATTTCAGTTCCATCAGGCGCAACGAACACACCCATAGGATCAAAAGAAGGATCGCTTACATCGACATCAGCCATCTCACGAACAAATGCATCAAAGTTTTCACCCGAAGTGAATACATCACGAATAGCTTTTTCTAGCCACAACTTTTGTCCAGTGGCCGCAGCAATAGTGTTGTACGACCACCTAAACCGACCATCATCAGAACGAATCATGTTTAGCTGATTCAACAAATCTTGTCGTTGAGCTTCTAAACGAACAAGCTCATCACCCTCTGTTTCAGGTAAACGTCCTTCAACCTGATCTAAAACATTTTGTAATTCTTTTTCTTGTTCACCCAAAGAAAGAACACGCTGCTCTTCAACAGATTTCTTAGCAAATAGCTCATCTTCTTCACGACGAGCAACATCTAACAACGACTGTGCTTCATCAGCTAACTCTTCTTGACGACGCAAAGTCATCTTTGCCGTATCAAGTTGAGCGCCTACAGCAGACTGAACTTCATAAGCAGCACGAATAACAGCAGCTTGGCGAGCAGCAAAAGTTTCTTCAGCTTTCAACAACTTCGCAGAAGCAGCTTTAGCTTCAGGAGAAGGCAACCGCACATACTCCACAAACCGATGCTGCAAAATGCCGCTCTCAGTTAAAAGCGTTTGCGTATACGTTTCACCCACCCGAGGGGCAACCTGATCGACCCAACCACGAAGAGCCATGTTGATGTCATCAACAAACAAGGCATAATCGCCACCATTACGTTCAATAATGTCAGCTATCTGTTTCTCAACAGAACCAGCAACCTCACCAGTAAATTCATCAACCGTTCCAGGTTCAAGCAAAGTCTCACCAAAGAACTGATCCGTTACTTCACCACTCTGTTTTAATGAGTCTCCCGCTTCCTTTACAGAAATACCCTTCGCAGCAGCTTCAGCTTCCGCTGCTTTATCAAAATCTGTTTTACTTAAATACGAACGACGAAGCTCAGAACCAGTCGGCTGATACTTGCCCCGTCCCCTATGGGTTCTTTTAGAATACCTTCCACTCGCCCCCAACGCTTCCTGAAGAGCCTCCCTAGCTTCATCAGTCAACTGCCGAGGAACATAATTATCTACACTTGAAAGAAACTCTGAACCACCCATCTGGTTCGCCATAACCCGAAGCTCTTCAATACCCTCTTGCACAGTATTCAACAACGAATCATCAAGAACAGCTAACTCTCTAGCCGCAGCCTGATCCCCACCAACAGCGTGATACACCATCGCTGGATCAGCGCCAGCATCTTCAATAGCTTCAGTAATAAGACGCACTCTTTGAAGCATCTGCGTTTTAGCGTACTTACCCTTAGAGTTACCCCGAGCGACAGAATGGATAACCCGCTTACCCTGCTGGATAAGAACAGCATCATCAGTAGAGCGCAACGTTCGCTTCAAATCCTGTAGGCGACCACCTGTCAAAGCCTTCCCTGCCTTGGAAAGCCCTGCCCTATTAACCGCCCGACGCACACCCCGAGGCAAACTCATCGCAAGTTTGCCAATAATCGGAGTCTCAGAAGTCATAAAACGAATACCAACAGGAGCCTGAACCCCTGCCCGAGTCACCTTATTAATAGCTCTCTCAATAGGATCAGCAATACGCAAAGCACGACCAATAGGTCCAGTACCAGGCACTTTCATGCCAATCCCAATTTTCATTTTTGCTGCTTCTTCAGCAGTCACAAACGCTCTATGAGCAGCAGTAGCCTGCTCCGTAGCTTCCCGAGTAGCTCGCTCTACAGCTTCCCTAATTACATCCTCGGTAGCATCTTCTCCAAGTTCACGAATAGTTCTATTGACACTACGTTCTACAGCAGCAGCCACATTGTCAGCCGCTGAACGACCAGCCTTATCTATCCCACTCTGAGAAACAAAGTTTGCTGCACGACGCAACTCGTCAGCATTAACAAGACTTGCCCCCTTCTGGGCAGCCTTAGAAGAAATTTCAAAGAAGTCAACAATCTCATCAGAAATAGATTTACCAATCTTGGTGGTACTAACAACAAGCTCCTCAGCCGCATCATCACCCACCTTGGCAAAAACATCTACTTCCCAACCACCAGACTTACCTTTACGTAACTGCAACTGACCAAAACGGCCAGTTTCACCACGAGCAAGCCTGTCACCCAATTCCATAAACACGTTGTCACCCAAGTTGCGAGCAACATCATCCCCAGCGGAACGAGTAATCGCACCTAACGTAACCTTCTTCAAGTTCTCAGCTACAGCTTTACGGGCAATACCACGAGCACCACCACTAGCTAACTTCGCAGCAAAAGCAGCGCCTTTACCAACCATACCCAAATAAGAAAGAGGATCAAGAGCAACGTCACCAAGAAACCCAATAGACGCTGCACCAAACTTCTGCCAACCGCTATCACGATTTTGCATCAAATCGTAATCATGCAACAAACGACCAAAGGTGTAATTGTCGTTATATTGCTGACGCAAATCACCAAAATCGAAACCCTGACCTGTAGCCAAATCAATGGTTTCTTTAGCAAGCGAAGTTGTTAAAGAAAGAGGTTTCTGGACAGCATCAAAAAAGAAACCCACAGGACCAGAAGTAAGAGCTTTCTGCCATGCAGGAGTAGCAGCATCTATGTAACCCTCTTCTACCCAATCATAAGTAGTTGGGCCGATAGTAGGCTTAAAGAGTTCTTGTTGCGCAACCTGAGGAGTCTCAACTCCCAAGATCTGCGCAACCCGAGAACCAGTCTCAGAGAACTGAGGGCTATAACTATCAGGAGCAGCGCCTACAGCTAAAGGTTTCTTTTTAGTTGCGCTATCAGTCCCAAGAATCTCGGATATGCGGCTCCGATTGGTCGATACTGCCATGAAGCCTCTTTATCTACGTCTACCTATACTCGACATCTCCAGTTGTTCAGCATTACGAGCCAAACGTGCTGACTCCACTACATCTGCCGCTAACTCGGCATACAAAGTATCAATCATCGAAGTCTCGGCAACAGTCAACCCTTTAGCTCCATACGGGTCCGTAGTCCGTAACCCTTCAAGATACTGGTCACGTAATGTAGCTGCTTCTTCGTCATTGCCAGCGTTTAACGTGTCAATGCCTAACATCGCATTTACGTGGATAAAGAAATCAGGATCAAGTTTCGGATACTTCTGTTGAAGGTTCTGCATGGTTCCCATCGGGAACGCTTCAGAACCAATACCCGCAAGTTGTTGCGTTTCAATCCAATCTTCACGCAAGGCTTGACGCTCTGTGCCTGTCATTTGACGCCAAAGAGCAACATCAACTTTGTATAGATCAGCAGCAGTTTGTTCATCAGCAGCTTCAGCTTGCAACGCCAGCGTCGAAGCCTCTTGCTTTAACCTTGCAGCATCTTGCTCTGCGGCAAGAACAATTCCAGCCTGTTCAGCCTTATAAGTTTGAGCAGCTTCACGTTCCGAAGTTTGGAATGCACGACTCAAAGCAGACTGTTGACCCGAGAACGCACGACTAAGAGCGGACTGTCCAGCAGAGAAGTCACGACCAAGCTGGGCTTGATCGGCAGAAAAGTCACGGCCAAGCTGCGCTTGATCCGCTGAGAAATCACGACCCAACTGGGCTTGCCCAGCCTGGAACGCCTGCGTATCCTTCCGCACAAGATCACCAACAAGAGCCTCAATCATTCTCTGATCCCGACCAATGTTGAAATTCTCTTGACGCATAGCTTCTTCAAGGATGCGTTCAGTTTCTTCAGCATCCAAACCAGCTAACGCTTCACTCAGATTGCTTTGCAATGCTTGGGTGTATGCGAACTCTTCATCTCCTAAAGCTAACTCTGCTTCAGAAGCAAGTTGCGCAGGAGCAGCCAACCGCTCCGCAGCAGCCATATCTGCAACCTGAGCCAAGCGAGCCATCGCATCCTGCGATGACATAGCTTGCGAACCAGCCTGAGAACCCACAATCTGGGCAACCTTCTCAAACTCGTCAGTAACCTGATCGCCAAGCCCCGCACGAGCTTCAACCAAACTAGCGTCAGTATCAGCCTGCATTTGTTGAGCACGAGCAGCAACAGCATCTACAAGATCCTGCTGCACACCAGCACGATCAGCGTCTAACACACCAAGCTCTGTTTCCAAAGCAGTTTTAATGTCACCGATCTGACCTGTGCGGCGTAGCACGCTCGCTGCAAGCTGATCTACAGACTGCTTGTTCAAACCACGCAGGTTTGTTTCCCGTTCAGCCATCATGTTGCGAAGCATGTCCGTGAAATCACGAGTAGAAAGTTCGCCATATAGGGAACGAATAGTGTCGCCTACAACGGGTGTTCCTCCAAAATTGGGATCAGGAGCACAACCACCAGCCCCATCAGGAACCGTACCAAGAGGACATATAATGTTGCCGACAGGTTCGCCAACAGGAGTACATCCGCCTTTTCCATCAGGAACCGTGCCGACAGGACACTGAATAGGGGTTTCATCGTCGCCAGGGGGAGTCCCGACAGTAGGGGGATTATCAAAAGCGACAGACGCCAGGTCAGTCATCGAAGGGCCACCCTGCCCAAGACTGGTAGGAGTACGTTGAGCTACACCAAAATCAATAGCCGCATCTAAACCAGGAGTAGCACCCGTACGGAATCTGTCAGTATTAAAAGCGTTAGCACGAGCAAAGTCGCCTAGAGCATTCTTTATCGCATTTTCTTGAGAAATTTGTGCAGAACGAGCGTTCTGAGCATTACGAGCAGCAGTACTGCCTTGAGCAACACCCGTTAAACCTTCAAGATTTCCAAGAGAAAAAGATTCATTAGTAGGTGCTAGTCTTGCTGCCCGTGTTTGCGCTTGTTTATTTTGTTGATTAACTAACGCATTAGCAATAGCTGTATCCATACGGTCACGAGTAGAAGCAACGGGAGTCGTAGGTTGTGATGATTTCCCATCACCTGTCCAACGCCAATCAGACAAAAGTTCATTTCGTCCAGCAGAAGCAGCAGAAGCAATACCCCTAGACACAGGATTATTAGTAACAAGATTACTGGCACCACCAATAAGGCCGCCTAAGAAATCTCTTACACCTTGACCTTGCACATCGCTTTTATGCCCAGGAATATGTGCCATTACGCTAAACCGCCCACCGTTTGCGCAATCGCAAACCGACGCAACGCATTAGCAATCTGATCCTCAATCTGAGAACCATACAACTGCTCCTCCAACAAATTACGTTGCTGATCCAACTGCCTCCGAGCCTCTTCAGTCT